GAATACCATAAAGGTTTCCGATTTCACCATTACGGATTGTGTTGCCGTTACCAACTTCACCTACAAAGGCTTGTTCTGTGTAACGAGCTAAACCCATTAATGTGTTTCTAGCTGATGGTGGGATTAATAAGAAACGACCATCCATAGGAACATCATTGTCGTCAAGACGTTGAATTGTTCTACGAACAGCAGCATCTGTTAATGCAGCTTCATTGTTAGAAGCAGCTACATATTTTGTAGTGCCGTCTGAACCAATGTAAGCATCTTCATATACATTAGTGCCTGCACCTGTATTAAAGCCACGACCAAGTTGAATTAATGATGTATCAACTTGTTTAGCTAAAGCATAACCTGCATCGTCTGTGTAGAATCTACGCATAGATGAAAGTGCTTGTACTTCTGTAATATCCTCAATCAAACGTGAGTACTCGTAGTGTTTATCTACGACTACAGTAGTTTCTGTCTCTGTAGCTGCAATCAATGTTACTTGAGTTGAAGCAGCTTTTACTGAGGCGTCGCCACGCGTTGGTTTAGGAATGTGTAAGGTGTCGCCTTTTTTACCTTTAAAAGAGATTTTTTTGAATAAGTTAGCTGCTACTAAGTTTTTCTTATAAGCAGCGATAACCTCGTCCGACCAAATCTCAGGAATAAAGACAGCACCAGTGGTATTGGTAACATGATCTGTACCTAGTGCCATGATAGCTCCTTTTCTAAAATGTTAAATTAAACCACCCTTTTTTCTCGGTATGCTGCCATAATCTCTTCAGACATCGCATCATACTTTTCAGGATCGGTTTGCATAAGTTTAATAATATCGCTTCTACGATATTTCTTTTTAGAAACAGATTCAGTATTACCACTACTGCCTACATCTGCCGCTTTTAACTGCTGCTCTCGATCTACTTTAGAGGTCTCAGCAACTTTCTTACTAATGTTTTGGCGGTCTGTCCAATTAGATAATAATTCTTTAGCAGAATCATAATCAAATTCAGTTTCAGCTTTAGTAAATAATTCTGTACGAACTTTAGAAGATTTAATCCATTCTGCAAAGGCAGGATCTTGAACAATCTCTTGTACATTAGGAAACTCAGAGTTAATTTTTGTCAATGTCTCATTACGTTTCATTGACAGACTAGCTTCTTTTGCTTCCTTAATAGAAGGGTGATTGTCAATAGCCCTTTTTACAGCTTTATCAGGATCTGTATAAAAATCTTCTGATGTTACTTCTGTTTCTTTTTCTGTAGTTTTTGAACTAGTTGCCGTTTGAGTTTTAATAAAGTCGTCTACTATTTTACGTAAATCTCCAACTTCAGAACCTTGTTTACCAATTAGCTTTTCAGCTTCTTGGTGCATAGCTACAATGTCCTTAACAGATTTACCTTTATACTTCTCTGGTAGATCATCCTCTGGGTTAGTTTCTTCTTTAGCTTCGGGTTCTGATTCAGGTTGCTCTGATTTAGAGTCCTCAATCTTTTCTTCATCTAGGGAAGAAGCTTCCAATTCATTTTCTAAAACTTCGTCAATTACTTCTGCCATATTATTCTCCTGTGCATTAGCATTATAGGAAAGAAGCTGACTTGGCTATTCGTCAGTTTCTTTGCTTTGGCTACGTGATCTATGCTTTTTCTCCCAAGCCATAGCCGCACCTGGAAAGCTTCCTGACCATCCTTCTAAATGAACTCTGGGAGTAGAAATAATTTTACTCGCAGTTTTGCCACAAGAAGGACATGTTAAATGTTGAGTGTATTCTGTCAATTCCTCAAAGTGATTATCACAATGAGAGCAGTGAAACTCAAATAATTTCCTCATTTTGTAAATCCTCGTAAGATTGTTCACTCACTGACTGTAGTGAGAGAATCCATTGAAGTATATCCAACTGACCTTTACGTTTGTGGTATTCTTCTAACGTATCAGTTGAAATAATCTGATTATATTGGTTAAATAGGTTTTGTGTATCTTCTATGAAGTCTTTCCACCCTTTTGTGGACATCATAGAAAACCTTTCTTCGTAATACTTTTGTAGCTCTTTATCTATAGGCATATATTAATAATTATATCACAAAATAACTAGATTGTCAAGCTTGTTTCTGCTGTTGCATCTGCATTTCAACAATTTCTTTATTTTGATCCATATCTTTTTCTTTGAGCATGAGTTCAGCAATTCTTACACGTCTATCAAATTCAGCTTTAATCATATCATCTTCATTTGGTAGATTCGTTGAAATAGCTGTAAGAACCTTAGCTTTAACAGCTTCAGGTTCAAATCTAGCTTCTGTAAGATGTTTAGCAGCCAATGCTTCACGTTCTTTAGCTTCACCCATTGTTTTAGCTGTTTCAGCTTGTGCCTGTTGTAATTGCAACTGCATAGCAGCTTGTTGCATTTGTTGTTGTTCAGGATTAGGCTGCATAGCTTGTTGTAGAGTAACAAGAAGTTGTTCTCTATTTGGTAAGCTAGAGTTTTGTAAAATACCTTGAAGTAAGATTGGAGTAAGTGGACTATCTGGTCCAAGTGTTTTAAGTAGATTAATAAACTGCTGTTGTTCTACTTCACGTGCTAACATACCTAATGTTGAAGCAGGTACAAACTTCCAATCTTGTACGGGGAAGTGTTCTGGATCAAACTGCATAAATCTCCATGCAGCTTTTTCTACAAATGGAATTAAGAATTGATCTTGGAAATTCACAAGTGTACGTTTGTTCTTTTTAAGAATAGTAGCTAGTGTTACAGATAACTCACCACCTGCTGGTGTTGTTGCCATACCTGCTGTATCTAATGTACCTGTGGCTTGTAATAACATAGCTTCAAATGCTTGTGCTGTTTGAATACCACTAGCGTCAGTAGCACCAAACTTAAATGGCATAAGTACTTCAGCAGGATTACCATTAGTTAAAATAGATTTGCCTGGACGCACTTCAAATTTACTACCACGTGGAAGACGTGTGGCATCCATCGCCATCATAGGAACTGTCGTGAGTGCTAAACCATCTAAGTAACTACGAAGTTGAGCATCAATAGCTTTTTGCATATTGAAGCCTTTTTCTGCAATACCACGACCCCAGAAACGATTAGGAACTGTGTCATCTTGATAAGCGACAATAGGACGATCTTTCATCATGTAAGGTGATCGTTCTGCTTTAAGTAATTTAGAATCATTAGCTACAACAACTAATGCTTCTACTAAATTACCATACTCTTCCATAAGTTCTGAAGTCTCTTCTTCAAATAAATCTTCTACTTCATTACCTACGCTATCTAAAAGTTTTTCAGGAATTAAACCATAGTAACGTACTACTTTAATTTTATCGTCTTTGTAATGCTCATCAATCCAACTAGCTTCTAAATCAGAATCATCAGTTGGATCATCATTAACATCTACATTAAAATAAACACCATTAGTGATGCCTTCAGCAATTTTATGTGCTGATACAAACTCTTCAATAGCTACACCCATAGCATCTTCAATAGAAGTTGCTGTAGGATCAATAACAAAGTTTTGAGGACTAACTGGTTTAAGAACTACATTGACTTTTTCTTTTTCTTCTACGCCAATAGCAACTGCATCCATGTCTTGCATAGGACGAGAGGCAGGCATTAGCTCTTTAGTTCTCTTAATACTAAGTTCACCAATACCTGTACCATAGATGGATGCTAAGAGGATGACATCACCTACAGCTTTACGTAGTTTGTTTTTCTTGAAGCACTCTTTCATGTAGTTTTTCATGTACTCTACATCTTGAGGCTGTTGATCTGCTAGGTCATCTTTAATGTCAAATAGATGGTCGCCTTGACCAAAGACAGCTTCTTCAATCTCTGCTGTATGGTTTTCAATAGCTTGTTGTAGTGCAGGAGATGTAACACGGCTACGTTCTGAGTCACGCATTCTGTCTTGAGCTGCCCATTCTCCTCTCCAGAGACGTTCATACTCTTTCCATTTTTCTAGGTAGTTTTGATCTCGGTGGTCTCGCCACTCCTCTACATTACCTAATATCCAATCTACTAACTTATTTGACATAGTTTTTCCTCTTTTAGTATCCTGCTACTGCGTCTAATGCTTCGTATTCTTCTTCCTCATAATCTTGGAAGTATTCTACAATCTGAATTTGATCTATGTATGCTAAAGCATCAATCAAGTCATCATGTAATTGTGAGTTAGGGAAGTTGACAAGCTGGTCTATAAACTCGTTGTTCCACTCTCCATGATTTAGCGTTACTTGTCCGTGTTCAAATCGACCTTGTAATGCCCAAACAATTCTATCTGTTTTCTTTTGGTTTCCATGAGTACAATCATCAATCCTAAAATAGTGATTGTGTTTTCTCATTAAGTCCATCAAGTAAGGTAAAGCTGCATTCTTTAAACTACCTTTTTCAATACCTACTGCTGTGGGTTGATATTCAACAACAGCTTTCATAATTTCATGGCAGGTTTGTTTAATATCCCATCTACCATGTTTTATGTCTGCGACCCACCATCCTCCTTCGTGGACTTTAGCGACTGCAATCGCTGTTTCATCCAGTTTTTTATTCTTGTTCGCTGATTCTTTATCAACATTAATAAAACCAGCAAGATCAACAGCAATAAAATATCGACCATCATCAGGTTCTTCATCATCAATTTTAATCCATTCTTCTTTAAAAATGTCCCTACTTGCTGCTTCAAAAGAAGCTAGGAACTCTTGTCTGAAAGCAAAGCTACTCATTGTATTTCTAGCAGCTTCTATTTCACTTTCAGGAATTAATGGATTATCATACGATGTATAATGAAATCCTGTCCATTGTGGATCTTTACCTGTTTGTGCAAATTGGAATAACTCATAAAAGTGATTACGACCTTTAGGAGTTCCAATAAACAATGCACCACCCTGAACATCAGCTAAGGCAGGACGTAAGATTTGTTCCCACACATTTGGCTTAATGTCAGCGTATTCGTCAATAACACAAAAGGCTAAACCAACACCACGAAGTGTATCTGGTCTATCTGCACCTTTTAAATAAATCTTTCGATTATTAACAAGTGTTAGTACAGATGTATTCTCATGAGCTGACTTAATAACTTCATGTCCTAGCTCTTTGAGTAATCCCCACAAAATATCTTTAGCTTGTTGATAAGTAGGTGCTACATAAAACACATCTTTACTATCACTCTTTAGAGCTTCAATAAGAAGCATCCAAGCAGCGAGTCTAGACTTACCAAAACGTCTCCCTGCTGCTACAATTTTAAATCTATGATCGTCATTAAAAACTTCACGTTGTTTATCGTGAAGCTTAACTTGTAAGCTAGTCACTAATATTGTCCATAAACAGGTTTATCTAATAATTTAGCTTTACCTGATTTAATTGCCTCTGTGGCTTTTTGTTTAATCTCATCTAATGATTTACTGCTTTGACCTATTTCAATACCCAAAGAGTTATTAAATAAATCCATTTCTTTTTCTTCTGGGGTTTGCCTAATAGCTGCTCCTCCAAGAACACCAAAAGGCATAGGCACTTCATGCCAACTACTTACCCCTTTAGCTACATTTGGACCATACTTACGAGTCATCTCAGCTGTCCAAACTAAATGTCGCCAAGCATCTGCTTCATCACCAATGCCTGTACCTGTAGGGTAACGATTAGCAGCTTCTTGTGCTATACCTGTTCCTCGAACAGTACTAAACACATCTTTTACAATGGCAAAAGGTTTAAAAGTATCTTCAGCCATTAGAAGTCCATTTCGTAGTTAATGAACAAACCTTTATCCCAATCGTTTTTATAAGCATTAGCAGAAAGCTGCCCAGGACCTACTGGAACATTAACATTAGCTTCATAGCTCTTACCATAAGGACTACTTACCATTCTAACTCCTAAGTTTTCTAAATTAAGAGCATATTCTTTAACTAGCTCTTCAGGAGTTTTAGTGAGTACAGCACTTAACGGACCAATGTTACCTGACACTTGTTTGATGTTTTCATCCATCAAAGCCCTAAACATAGCATTATTTGCATATAGCGTTGCAAACGCATATGGGTTTATTTTATTTTCAGAGGTAGGTTGGTAGGTTGCACCACCTCCTACATTAACTGCACCTACTGGAGTGTAAGTAGTATTGCCTACGTTACCCCCTGCAACTAAGTCTTGGGGATTAACATAGCCTTCGAGCATTCCTTGATTGTAAGGCACATTATAAAGCTCTTGATATAGACGCATGTCTCCTTCATCTAATCTAGGAACTTTAGGTACTACTCCAAAAGGAATAAACTCGTCACTCATCTTCTTCTACAATTTCTCCGTCTATTACATCTTCTTCTTCAGAAGCATTGATTGTTGTTTCACCTACTCCCATAATTTGGATGCTTATCTGATTGCTCCTACCCTTCATCTTCTGAATGTAGTCTTGTGGAAGTACTCTATCCATTACTAGCTTTAGACATGCCATTTGATCTTGGTCGTCATCATCTAAAGCTTTATCTAACACTTTCTGAACAATGTATTTAGATTTCCTGCCGAGCATCTCTGCGAGGATTTCCTGACTTCTTTGCTTTTTACTTTGAGGAAGCGTAGCTTTCTTATTTATTGCCGCAGGCAACG